GTAAAGCAGGTCCAGTTGTAGATGGTAGGGAAGGAATAGCACCACCAGTGGCACTGGGAAGTTCTGGCATTGCAGAATCCATCATTCCAGGAAGAGCACCAGCAATTGCTTCTCCGGCAGCTGCTGCAATTTGATTCTTTGCGTTCTCAACAATAGAATCTTTATTGAGATATAGTGCAGTACCGCCACCGACGATACCTGCAGTTCCTACAAATGAAAGAACTGCTAAAACATTAATTACTTTTTGCATAGTAAGCCTCGTAGTATTTGATAATGCCGTTACAGTTTACATTACCTTGGGACACCCAATCGTGAGCACACTCATATATGGATTGGGTTCTGTATTTAGATTCTCTTGTTAAATTAAGTTCAGAACCATACTTCTTCAAAAGAATACTAAGTGCTTGTTGACGAAGTTTTAATTTATCTTCACTGTAACGCCAATCATTATCCATATAGGTTTTCCGAACCTCCTTGAAAATTCTCTGATGCGCCGATAGGGTCTAATTGAGTTGTGGTCTTATTGGTTTTGGTTGCCATGTCATACATCACTTCATGAATATTGACAGGTTCATTATCAACCTTCCAAGAACCACCGACTCCACCATCCATATTTACAACAATGTCTTCAGTGAAAATTTCTTTTTGTTGTTCACTCATAATTGGTTCTCCAAACCAAGGATCATTTTTTAAAACTTTTGGGGCAGGAATTCCTACAAAAGATCCATATCCCTGTGTGAAATATCCTGAACCACACTCAATAACTGGTGCTTCAAGTTTAGCAATTTCATCCTTTCTAATTTTAGGTTTAAGTAATTTCTTAATTGCTTTGAGTATCATTGCCAGTGATAGTGGTAAAAGTTCCCTCTATTATGACACATTGGGTCTTCAGATGCAACCCTATATCTGAGCATACTCTGACCTTTAAAGTTTGTCCTGTCTCCAATGATACTATATGCTTTGAGAAAGTTTTCTCTTCCCTTATCAGATTTAAATTCATTCACTAGAGTTGTAGAAGCAACTGGTCTCCAATAACGAAATCCTTCATATTGTCCGGGAGCATAAACTACGTTAGCAACAGTATTTGGATAAAGAGGAGACCTGACACGATTAAGGATAGACACTGCTACACAGTATTCATCCATAGTGTTAGGTGCTGCTTCAACCTTGACTGCTCTTGCCAAATGGTTGTAGTCAATGGGCGTTAGGGCCAGGAGTGTTTCTAAAATCATATCATTAAAAAAAGGACCTTTTCAGTGCCTTGGTATTATAGGACATCATACCGATTTTGTCAAGGCAAGGAGTCATCTCCTATGTATTCAAGAGAAAATACATCATGATCATCTATGTCCGGGTCCAACCATTCGGAGAATTCTCTTTGAATAGCATGAGCATCATCCAAAGTTGGTGTTCTTTCCTTATCAATTTCACAAAGATAATGAATGCGATCTATGACCCAATGGTAATTACGTTCAAGAGTTTGTTCCAAAGTTACCATAATTTTTCTTCATGTACCTTCCTAGAATATTACTATTATAGTAGAGAGGTCCTCCGTCGTCAAGAGCTTCGGTCAGAACGTTATTGATGAAAAGTTGTTTCGTCTCTTCATAATTGACCTTTCCTTTGGTCTTATGAAGACTTAAAATTTCTCTTGTAAAAAATTCGTTTCCAATCTCTTTACGGTCTTTGTTAAGTTCATCAGAACTGCCGTAGTATTTTTTCCAGTCGCTTTCAGATTTAACTCTCCTAGATTTACCTCTAGGCTTTCTATTTGACCAGAAGTATTTTCTACCAATGTATTGGCGACCATTCTTGAGATTTGTAATGAGATAGACAAAACCGAAGTTATCGTCAATATTCTCAGATAAAAAATCGGTTCCCTTAAACTTCCAGGGATTTTCATAATCTGTCAAGTTATTCCATCATCTGGAATTTATTTATCTTTAGTAAAAGCAGAGTATCCATCATAGTCACCAAACAGAAAGGCATCCGATTTTGCTGCCTCTCTGTATGCCTCTAAAGATTTTTCTTCTTCAGAATCAGAGACTAAATCCTGCGAATGTGTTTTCGGTGACATCTTGTTTGATTCCTCCGACGATGTAAGACTCAACCTCAGTTTCTTGAGGAGCAACTTGAAGACCCTTCGACGAAATCCAATGTTCCGTCCAGGGGAGTGGGTTATTCTTTGCGGGTATGTCATAGATCGGTTTAAGTCCAATTGCTTTCATTCTACGATTGGCAATCCATTCCACATATTGCTGAAGCAATTTATCATTTAGACCAATCATCGAACCATCCTTGAACAGATACTCTGCCCAAAGTTTTTCTTGATTTACAGTGTTCTCAAAAGTTTTGATTAACCACTGCTCTTCTTCTTTAAAGATTTGTGCCATCTCAGGATCATCACCTTCTCTCCACTTCTTCAGAATATTCTGAGTAATGGCAAGGTGTTGATTCTCATCTCTGGCAATCAGTGAGATGATCTTTGCACTTCCTTCCATAAGTTTGAGTTCGCCAAAAGCAAAACTGCAAGCAAATGATACGTAAAATCGAATACCTTCAAGGATATTAACATTCGCAACTGCTTTGAAGAGTTTGCGTTTGAGTTCATATCTTGATTCTTGTGCATAAGCGACTCCTTCTAATGCGTGTTGCCAATCATTACTACTATCATAATGATGTGCTGCATTAATAAAGTCATTATATGCTTCTGTCACACTCATTGCACGTTCAACAATACGATCATCATTCAGAATGTGATCAAACACATCTGAGGGATCAGAATAAACGTTCTTAATGATATGAGTATATGAACGACTGTGAATCATTTCCATGAACCCCCAGACCTCCATACATGCCTCTAATTCAGGTAGAGAGCAGTATGGGATAAATGCCATGCCAGGACCACGACCCTGAACCGAATCAAGCATAATCTGATACTTCAAATTGGAAGTAAAGATATGCTTTTGTTCTGGACGTAGTGTCTGATAATCAGCACGGTCTTTCTGGAGAGAAACTTCCTCTGGTCTCCAGAAATATCCCAACTGCTGAGTAGTTAACTTATCAAAAATTGGATACTTGTAAGAATCGTATCTTTGAATACCTAATGGTTTTCCAAAGAACATTGGTTG